GTCCCTCACCGGTGATCAGGTCAACAACGCGCTGAGCCGCCCGGTCGTGATGAATGGCGTGGTGGGGGCAGATCGCAACGTGCAGCTCACGGCAGATGACCTGGAAAGCATGGCCAACTACTGGGCCAACCGGCTGGCAGAGCTGGCCGCCGAGGCCGTGGAGGCAGAAGAGAGCGCGATCTGGCGTGCCCTGCGGGATCTGCGCCTGGCCCTGCTGAATGACAGCCGCGAGCGCGGTGCCCAGTTGCCCCGCCGTCGCCAGTTGGTATTGACCACCACTACCCCGTCAGCCCTGCTGGCCTGGCAGCAGTATGGCGATGCCGAGTACCGCGACCGCCTAGTCAGCAACAATGCCCTGCGCGATCCCGCCTTTATCACCCCCAGCACCCGGGTGGATGTGCTCGATGAGGTGACCAATGGCTGAACCCATCACCCTGCGCGTGGATGGCCAGATCTATAGCGGCTGGCAGAAGGTGCGCATCACCCGCAGCCTGCGCGATATCGCCGGCGATTTCGAACTGAGCCTGACCCGCAAGTGGAAGAACGCCAGCGAGATGGTCATCCGCGAAGGCAGCGCCTGCACCGTGCACATCGGCAACGATCTGGTGCTGACCGGCTATATCGATGACTTCATCCCCAGTTACGACGCCAACGAGGTGAGCTGGGTGGTCAGTGGCCGCAGCAAGACCAGCGATTTGGTGGACTGCTCGGCCATCTTCAAGAGCGGATCCTGGTCGAACGTCAAACTCGACCAGGTGGCCCGCGATATCGGTGCCCCGTTCGGTATCGAGGTAGTGGTGGAGTGCGATCTCGGCGACGCCTTCCCCCGTGTCACCATCGAGCAAGGCGAGTCCTGTTTTGAGCTGCTCGATCGCTTGGCCAAGCAGCGGGCGGTGCTGCTCACCACCAACGAACGTGGGCAACTGGTGCTGACCCAGGCGAGCGATACCCCCATGGGTGTCAGCCTGATCCTGGGCCAGAACATTCTGGCGGCCCGTGGCAATTTCAGCATGCGTGACCGGGCATCGGAATGGATCGTCAAAGGCAGCAGTTATGCGGGCGGGGCCACCTGGGATAACGCGGCCACCGCTACCATCGGTGGTCAGAAGGCCGTGATCAAAGACCCTGATGTCACCCGCTATCGCCCCCGCATCATCATCGCCGAAGACGTTACCACCGTGGCCGGGGCCAGCAAGCGTGGCCAGTGGCAGAAACAGCGCAGCATCGGTGAAGGCACCCAGACCGAAATCACCGTCGCAGGCTGGCGTACCCAAGGCATAGAGGGCGATCAGGGCCCACTTTGGCGCATCAACCGCATGTGCCCCATCAAGGACGAGATCCAGGGCCTGGATGCAAGCTGGCTGATTGTCACCGTGACCCTGATGGAAGACGACAAGGGTGGCCGAGAGGCCATCCTCAACCTGACCCCACGCGAGGCAATGCTGATCCCCGCCGAGGTCGTGAAGAAACAGACCAAGGAGGTGACCACATGGTAAGCCTGCGCGATGTGCAGAAGCTGATTGCTCCGCTCTGGCGCCGGGTGCGCTTGATCGCAGATCGGGCCATCGTCACGGCCGTGACCGACTCGTTCAACCGGCAGGGGCTGCAGCTCAAGGTGCTGGCTGACGAGACCGCCGCTGATGTGGAGCGCTTCCAGAACTACGGTCACACCAGCGTGCCGCCAGAAGGGTCTGAGGCCATCGTGCTAGGCATCGGCGGGGCCCGGGCTGGCTTGGTGGCCATCGCAGTAGAAGACAAGCGCGTGCGCCCCAAAGACTTGGAGGCGGGTGACAACTGCCTGTACCATCTGGAGGGCCACCGCATCATCCTGCGCAAGGAGGGTGACCTGCTCCAGCAGGCGAAAACCGTCACTCTCTCCGCCACTGAAAAGCTCACCATCATGTCCTCTGATAGCGAGATTCAGGGGCCCCTTCATGTCACGTTGAACATCCAGGTGGATGGCGATGTGATCATCAATGGCAAGTCGTTCCTGGATCATAAACATGATCTGCCGGGTGGAGGCCAAACATCTCCCCCTGTGTGAGGGACGATGACCACAGCAATCATCTGGAACAACGAAACCGGCCGAGGCGATATCGACATCACCTCGGCCGGTTTGCGTCAGGATGATGGCCTGGAAACCCTAGTCCTGCAGATCCTCTTTACCGACGCCCGTGCCGACGAGTCTGACGTGCTGCCTGATGGCACCAGCGATCGCCGTGGCTGGCCGGGGGACACCTTCGCCGACGAACCCTGGGGCAGTAAGCTCTGGTTGCTCGACCGCGCCAAGCTCACCACCGATGTGCGCAACAAGGCGGTGACCTATGCGCAAACCGCCCTCGATCGCCATTTAAAGCCCGATTACGCCAAGCTCGTCACCGTCACCGGGTCTATTCCGCAATTCCAGATGCTGCAGCTCGATATTGCCATCACCCGCCCCGATGGCAGCGAGCTGAGCCTGAGCATCAAACAACGTTGGGAGGCGCAAGCCAATGCCGTATAGCGTGCCCACCCTGCGCCAAATCATCGCCAGTGGTGCGCTGGATCTCGAAGCCAGCCTGGGCACCGTGCTGCCAAAGTTTGGCATCGAGCTGGCGCTGAATACCGCTGTCAGTGCAGGCATTCGTGATCTCTACGACCACCAGAAGTGGATCGTGCGCCAGATCATCCCGACCACCGAGTCGGACGATCAAACCATCATCGAGACGGCCCAGTTTGAAGGGGTTATCCGCAAGCAAGCCACCTATGCCGCAGGCCCCGCCACCCTCAATGGCTCCGTGTCTGCGCCAGTCGGTACTGTGCTGCAGCACAAGGATGGTCGCCAGTATGCCGTCACAGCCAGCGCCAGCCCCAGCAGCGGTACCGTTGCCGTAGAGGTGCAGGCCGTGGAGGTGGGCGCAGGGGGCAACCTCGCTGCGGGTGAAGTGTTGACCCTGGTCACCCCGGTGCCAGGGTTGCAATCCAATGGCGTCAGCGGTGACATCAGCGGTGGCGCCGATATCGAGCCGATCGCCGAACTGCTGGAACGCCTGCTGTTTCGCAAACGCAACCCGCCCATGGGTGGCGCTGTCGCTGATTACGTGGCCTGGATGCGTGAAGTGCCCGGCGTGACTCGCGCCTGGGCCTATGACGCATGGCAAGGCGGCGGCACGGTGGGCATCGGCTGGGTTTATGATGACCGGGGCGATATCTTGCCGACCCCGACCGATAAGGTCGGCATGATGGAGTACCTTTTCCGTCATCCTGACCCGGCCACCGGTGTGCTGGTTGGTCGCCCGGGTGGCATTGAGCCGGTCGACATCGACATCCAGCTCAAGAGCACCGATCTGGCGATTACTCCAATCCCGGACACTGCCAACATCAGGGCTGCCATCGCCGCCAACATCAGTGGTTACGAGCGCACTCTGCAGCCGGGCAACACCCTGCTGCTCAGCAGCATCAGAACAGCCATCGGGTCAGCCGCTAGCGTCAAAGACTACACGCTGGATCTGGTGGCTGATGTACCGGCTGACCCGGACGAGCTGAACGTCATCGGAGTGATCACATGGCCCACGCTGTAGAGCAATGGGGCGATGCCCTCCTGCAGCAGATGCCCCGTGGCCGCGCCTGGCCACGCGACCCTGATGCCAACCTGCCGAAATACGTCATGGGGTTTGCCAAGCGTCTGGCCGAGCTGGAACTCAGCGCCGACCAGCTACTCCTTGAGATGCGCCCTGAAACGACCGTGCAGTTGCTCCCTGAATGGGAGGAATACCTCGGCTTGCCGGAGTGCGGCACCGTGAACCAGCCCTTTGAGGTGCGCCGTGCCGCCGTGGTCGAGAAGTACCACCGCAAGGGCGGCCTGCAGACCTGGATGATCGAGCAGATCGCTGCCGCGCTCGGCTTCACAGTAAAGGTGTCAGAGCAGTGGCCACACCATGTGCTGCGCAGCGTGACCTATCCCATCTATCCGGCCTCTACCCGCTTCATCCTGCGGGTGGATGTCTACGACCTGCCAGAAGAGCGTTTCACCGTCCTGGACAACGTGCTGACGCCACTGCGCGGCAACGCCCCCCTGGTGCTCGAATGCGTGCTCAATCGCCTGAAACTGGCGGGTTTCTACTACGACTTTAACTATGAGGTGTGACCATGTACTGGCCTGATACCAATACTGGCGTTGACATTGAACCTGCCCGCAAGCCTGTCGCATCGCTGGTGAGGAAATATTTTACTGAAGGAGGTGCAGGACAAGCGACAACTGTGCCAGGTGGCGACTTCTTTAACCAGCTCACCAATGAGATTTTGAACGTGGTGCTGGCGGCCGGCTTGTCACCGAGTAAAACCGAGGATGACCAGCTTCTTACCGCCATGGAACGCCTGTTCAGGAATGGGTCATCAGGTTTTGACTTCAGTGATGTCGAAAACATGAAATCGTTGACGCCGACAGGGTCATCATCTGCGTTGTCTATCGATATTTTATCGACAGAGCAGATCGCTAGGACGATGTCTTATCATGGCGGATGGGCATCCATGATGGAACCAAGAGGGGGTGCAGCATACATGCTCACTACCCTGTCCAGTGTGAGAGCCGTTCGTGGTTCGACCTGGACCCCAGACGGGCATGTTGATCACTTCCTTGACGTAGGTGATGGCGCAACCTATGTGGCGGTGATCGCAGTCAAAGATACGATCGCTATCGAGCAGGCCGGTGCCAAGCCTGGTGGTGTTGAATTTGACTGTTATCCCGCCATTCAGGCCGCGTTTGATTGGGCGTCAAGTGCTCATGGGCGGGCAAGGCATGTCACAGCAGGGGTTGGGGATTTCTATTTCTCACGGACGATTTTGATCGAGTCGTTGCAGCCTGATGCTGGCCTGTGTCCAGGTTTGATTGGGACAGGTTGGTTGCGCACCAACCTGATCAAAACAACCAATGACCCGGTTCCTGGCGCTGAAGATTACTCTGTTGATGCCCATTTTGCGTACAAGACGCGGCACCCGACCGACCCTCTGTACTGCTACAACAGCGAAATGAAGTATTTCACCTGTAAATCGGTGGCAGAAGATCTTCATCAGTATGCTGTTTACGGTAAGCGAGTGGCACATTTTGACTGGGCTGGTGTCGAGTTCCAACACGCCGTAACTGGTATCTATGCGTTTGACGCCTGGATGATGCGCTGGGATGGCGTCACTGTATCTGACTGCGACTATCCGTTCTTGATCGACGGTAACGGCACTACGCTGGGCTGGAAGAATGTCTGGGCGCATAATTGCCGTCATGGCGCCTATGACATTCGGGGCGTCGTCTATTCTGAGTGGTCAAACTGTGGCGCAGATAACATCTTTGACCCTGCCAATCCGCTGGTAAACAAGATCCCCTACAAGTTTACAAACTGCCAAGGCATCAATCTCTCTGGCTGTGGTGCGGAAAACTGTGGTGAAGTCATCAAGATAGATAACTCTATCGTTAATGCCACCGCATTCAGAGTGAACAGTATTCGGGCTGGTGAAGCAGGCCAAACCCTGGTTCGTGCCGTTAATGGTGCTGGGGGGGTATTCGATTCATGTGGCTTTACCAGCGTCCCTGCCACTTCATCGATCAAAGTGCAATCTAAGGATGATACGTCCTTCCTATCCTTCAGGAACTGCGCTTTCCAAATCGCCAACTCGGGTGTGCCTAATGACTCGGCAACGCGGCGTAATGGCCTGACAACCAATATGCCTCTCGATGTTATGGGGCTTAAAACTGTGCGCGTTGCTATGAATGGCGCAGCCTGGAAATCCCTTACCCCTTTGAAGGCCAATTGCGGCTTCATGATCCTGTCTGGTGTGGCTGATTCTGCTGATCGCTATATCACATTGACCAAGCCTTTTTGGGCCTACAGTGAGATTTCCACTGACCCGAATAGCCCGACTACTATCGGTTCTCTGGCCAATGCTGCCGGAGTATCTCAAACCTCACTCAGGGCCTCTCGTATCGTCGATGCCTATGGTGTCGAGATGCTCCAGATCAACTTCAGTGGTACGTCGGTAACTGCCACTATCATATTTACCCTTCAAACCGCACAGCACTGGTAATCCCTTCACCTCCTAGCGTTTTGATCACACACCTTTATGATCAAAACGCTAGGTTTTTATGATCATTCATCCCGCTCGGCTACAGCCGCCATGCATCAGGATCTCGCTGGTGCTCTTGCTGGTGTGTACCTGCACGTCCATGGATTCAATCTTGCGGCGCAGCAGCTGGCCGCCCTGACCGTCGAGCTGCTCGGCCATCAGCACAGGAGCAAACTCCACCACGTGGGTCTCGAGACCCAG